TATACAAGTGTAATTTATGTTATTATTTTTATTCGTTCTCATTGCGACACGTTTGCCTTTTAAACATTGAGACATCGATTCTTGGATTCTGTGTTCCTTGATCTCTCCGTTGACAATCATAAGTAGGGCTACCACTAACTCTGTCATAAAATTTTACCTTTGTTTTCACCTTGCTTAACAACATACTTTTGTGTACCATTCTTGCCGGTTTCTACTTCTTTTTTTAAATCTTTAGCTAGACTCGCAGCTTTATTCTCTTTGTTTATCTGTGCAATATGATCTAATACTTTTTTAGTAATTCGTCCCGTTGCCATTTGCTCTTACCTTATCTTTTAATTCTTCTACATCAACCAACAATTTTTCAGTTTGTTTTTGTATAAATTGTATGTTTACTTTGTTGTGCATCATGTCTTCAATACGTGTTTCAATTTGTTCTACACTTTTATAAAGATCTTCTAATAAAAAATGTTGCTCTTGATCCGTAGGCACTTGTTCGGACTTTTTGAGCAAATCGTTTTCAAACAACTCACGTGATGTTTCTAACGATACTAATCTGGCCGTAAGCTCTGTATAAGCGAACACGCCCATTGCAACTAAAATAATTAGACTAGCAACCGTTTTCATCGGCATCTGCACACGTGCCTCGTCTCCAATGTTCAGTGGTTTATTAGACATTTGGTCCCCCACATAAAGCTAATACTACCAACATTATTATTAATAAACCTGTTGCATAATAATTCATCCTTTGGCACTCCATAATTATCTAGTCCAAAAAAATATTCTTCTCCACCAACTTGATTTTAATTCTACCGTAGGTGGTTTTTCTTTACATTTACATTTCTTTTTTTCAAATTTACAATCTACACATATATTTAAACTCATTTTTTCTCCTCAATATCATAAAACATTTTATCAGAATCTTCTGTCACCCAATCAGATCCTTCGCAGTTCCAATACGTATTTTGTACGCTATAGTCCGGCCAATCATTATCTGTTGTATAACTATTCACATGCCAAATGATTCTATTGTTTGGCTGCGCTGCATAATTACCATTTTTCAATGCCATTATGTGTGCACACTTGTGCTCTTGCGGAATTTCTGAATGTTCCGTGTTTAGTATATTAGTCTCTGGATGCGCCCAGTCAATAGTAAATAAGTATTGACCTTCGTAAAATTTTTTATCTTTACCTAAATATTTACCGTCTATACCAGCCAACCAATCAAAACAATGGACACTAGGATAATAACTAAAGCAGTTCCACAATTCAAGTTGATCCACTCGCATATCAGGCACGTCTTTTCTTTCAAATTCTTTTTGAAAGAAGGCTGAAATAGGTAATCTATAAAAGACTGCACCATTCGGTAACATGCAATGAAATAAGATTGCACGACCTGAAATAGAGCTAAAGCCAAAGATAACACAGTCACTAGACTGTCCTTTATTTTTTTTAAGATCATAGAGATACTCCCTTCTTATTTTACAATAAATCGGTGGTATGTTAGCATTTAAATAAGCCATAGTACATTATTTTATTTCACCCCAATTAGGACCAAATTCGTAATCTACTTTATTTGGTACTTCTAAGTCAACTGCATTTTCCATTATGTCTTTTATTTTTTTTGCTTGTTCTTTTGATTCAATTGAAAAATCCAATTCGTCGTGAATTTGTATGTGTGCAAGTAATCCTTCTTTATATAAATCTACCATTGCTTTTTTAGTCATGTCAGCAGCAGAGCCTTGAATTAATTTATTTAAAGCTTTGTATGTAAATGCTCTACGTGTAGAATTCTGATACCAATAATTTTTCTTGGGTTTTCCATCTTTATCTTTTATAATATTTCCCTCAAAATCTTTTAGGTGTGGTCCCATTTCCTGTAATTCTAACATACGTTCATGTTCTTCAGCTGGTACATATGTTCCCCAATCTGCACCACGTAATACAGGTTCATATTTAGGAAATCTACAACGTCTACCAAGTAAAGTTTTTATCTGTCCTCTTGCTTCTCCAGCTTTCATAACTTTATTCATTAACTGTTTTACAAAAGGCGCTTGACCATGATATTTTAAAAATAATTCTTCTGATTTTTCTTTTGATACACCTAATTCACCTTGTAATTTTGCTTTACCCATACCATAAAATAAACCAAGATTAATTGTTTTAGCTTGTGATCTAGGTATATTAGCCATCTCTGCAACTATTTTGTGAAAGTCTGTTGAAGGGTCATTCTCGTATGAATCTGCGATTGCATTTACAGAAGGCAAAGAAAATTTTAATGCGTAATGTGCAACAAGCCTTGGTTCCTGTTGCGAGTAGTCAAACGTACCCCACTTGCAACCTTCTTCTGGTATAAATAATGATCTTATTAAAGGCCCTGTTTCCGGATCCCTGGCAGGTATCTGCTGTAAGTTTGGATTTGAATAACTAAATCTACCTGTAACTGTACCACCATCATCAGATCTAATTTGATTTATGTCTGCATGAATCCTACCGCAATGTTCGTGTTTTAATATTGTATCAATAAAAGTAGTTCTAACCTTGTTTATTTTTCTAGCTTCTGCTATCATATTAACTACAGAATTATCATGATTAGAAATAAAATTTTTAGTAAATGAAGGAGAATTTGTTTTTTCAGTTCTGGTATAAGGTAGTTTTAATTTTTCAAAAACTTTTGCAATACTTGATGCAGCCCATATTTGAGTATCTACTCCTGTTTCTTTTTTTACTTGGTGTAGCAATAATTCTTCTCTGGTGGATAATTCTTTTTTTAATTGATTGGCTTTTTCGACATCTACCCTCACCCCTAAGTGACGCATATCAACCAAACAAGGAAAGAGATCAGTCTCAAGATTAAATATATTTTCAAGATTATCTTCTATAATAATTTTTTTTAATTTATTCCATAATTTTAAAGTTATCTCTGCATCTTTTTCAGCGTAAGCACCAACTTCCATTGCAGGCATTCTCCACATTTCAGCTTTTGCATCTAGTCCTCTTTCTTTTGCTGCTTGAACTAATCTTGCTTCGCTTTTACCTTCACCTAAATGATGCCAAGACAAAGTATTTAAAGTATAAGAAAATCTGTTTTCATTTATAAGACTAGCTGCAATCATAGTATCTATGATTAAACCATTGATTTTTATACCTAAATTACGTATCCAACATACATCGTACATTGCGTTATGAAATATTTTTGTAGCTGGCGATTCACAAATATCTTTAAACCATTCTAAAGTTTTTTTACGATCTAAGTTTGGGCCTTCTTCATGTGCTATTGGAAAATAATTTTTGTATCCATTGACAGCAACAGCTATACCTATAACTTCACCATCACCTGATATTGCACCAGAACCCGTTTCTTTTAAATTAGGGTCACGTGTTTCTAAGTCAATTGCAATCTCATCTGCTTTTCTTAGATCAGGAAATTCTTTTGGTATAATCCATTCTGTTTGTACTACAATCATTTCTTTTTTAAATCTTTCATTGTTTTTATTTCTAATTCACAATAATGAATTATCTTTTCTAAATCTTGTATGCCATTTTTATTTTTATAACGACACACATACTTTATAACGTTTCCCTGAAAAAAGGAAAGTTCATTCTTTGAAATAAATTCGTAAGGTTGAATGTGAAAGTCTTTGTAGTGACTTCCTCCTATTTGTTTATCTTGTGGAAATGAATCTTTAAATATATCTTTGTGTGTCATAGAGGGTAGGCCTTTCTTGTTTTATTTTTTAATTTAAACATGTACAAATTATTTTTTGCACGTGTGTACGCAACATACCAAACTCTATGTTCTTCATCGGCTTTGTCTTGACTTTGATTCATAGCTTTAATTATTTTATCGCCGAGATCTAAACATAGAATTACATTATCTTGTTCACCACCTTTTATAGCGTGAATTGTAGAAATCCAAATTCTTGCGGGTTCATCTAAGTCTTCTTTATTCTCAAACAAACGAACAAAATATTCTTTATCATCGCTATGTGCTAATAAAAATTCTTCAAACCAACCTTTATTTTTATTCCATTTAATATTTTTAATATAATCTTTTATGTCTTTTACTTCTTCTTCTAATAATTTTTCACCTTCACGCCATCTTTCATAATTTTTTATAGCTTTGTGTAAGGTTACTGAAATACTTTTGCCTTTATTACTTTGAAAGTATAAACCTTTTTCTATTAAAATTTCTTCTATTTTTTTTAATTTAGATACAGTCCTTGCTAATATTAACCACTTTCCTTTAGTTAGATCTATTTCATCTAAATTATATATTTCTTCAGAAACACCTTGATAATTTCTAGGGTAATAAATTTTTTGTTTTTTTATTCCTACT